AGTATTACGCTGCCAATTCAGCCACGACCGTGACCGAAGTCTTCCGAGGCATCACCCGCGAGTTTCCTGCTGTGGCTGGCATTGTGGCTGAGAGTGCGAGGGTTGTGATTTATGACCTGAGCAACGGTGCGATGTGGATGGTGTTTATTCAAGGCACTGGTACTGGTGCATATTTGCGGTCTGGTCGCCCTGCCACATCACTTAACGCCATTAATAGCACTTTATGTATTGGCATAAGCGATGGGATTAATGCGCTGTGTGGCCTTATCCGCCTTAATTTCCTCAAGGATGGTGGAGGCAGGCTAAACCAACAAAGTGGAGCATCTACGTCTACCGATGGTGGTCTTTTTCCACTGAATATTTCAAACAGAAATACTGTACAGACCACCACGGGGAGTCCAGAAACACCCAACATAAACCCATATGTCAATGACGTAGCCATCACCGTCCTGGACAACGCCCCGATTGACCCTGCCACGGGTCTGCCTGTTCCGACCATTGCGGTGGCGACGAGCGGCGGTGTTTCGGTGATTCGTGATAACGGCACGGTGGTGAATAACACTCTGGCCATTTATGGTGCCGCAGCAGCAGCTACGAAAATCATGCCCTTCAAGTCCTTGGGTTTCTTGGTTCAGCAGCAAGCCGATAGAGCGCGAGTCGGATTGATTCTGCACGGTAATTACGCCGCTTATGTGCTAAGCTATACAGACGCATCTATTCCAACATCGCAGCCTCACATACCCTTTACGCCAAATAAGCCCGTGACATCGCTCACGGGCGATTGCCTGGGTGATGGAGAGGGGTTCACAAAACTCGGGATCAACCCAGCCAGTCGCGGCAATGTTATGTTGGCTCGTGTCACCAACACCTTCAACACAGGTTGGCAGGTGGGCGACGCCCGGATGGCCGCTCTGACCGATACGGTGGCTGAGAGCATCACCGGACCTGAGCTGGTCACGAACGGCACTTTCGATGTTGATGTGAGTGGGTGGCAACTGACCAGCAACAGCATAAGCTCTGGGGGTGCTGTTGAAGCTGCGGGCGGGTCGCTGCGTCTCACAAATGGCACGAGCTATTCAACTGNCTCTACATCTTTTGCGACGGTTCCGGGGCGGATATACAAGTTGACTTGGCAAAAAACGGGCGGTACAAACACCTGGAGTNCAAGCAATCAATTTCATGTCGGAAGTTTTCCCGGTGGCACTGGCATTGCATCCAACATTTACGGCGTTGCTGTGGGTGGCGGAACGGCAAAATTCGTTTTTGTGGCACTGTCTACGGAAACCTGGATCAGTCTTAACAGCGAAGGAAGTGCTACTCCCGGTTATTTTGTCGATTACGACAACATCAGCGTCCGCGAAGTCGTCGCCGACCGCTCCGTCAAAAACAACCCGCTGACCATCAACGGCACCCTCACCAAGACCGCAGTCGCGGCAGCAGCTCAACTGATGGGTTACAGCGGCTGGAGCGCCACGAATTACCTGTCTCAACCCTACAGCGCCAATCTGGATTTCGGCACGGGCGAGTGGAGCGTGGGTGCGTGGGTGAATGTGCCTGTGACGTTGCCGGTCGGCAGTTTCCCGCTGATTGGGCCAGAGCTTGTCACCAACGGAGGGTTTGACACGGATGTTGCCGGATGGGTAGCCGGTGGCGTAGCTTCCATTGCGTGGGACTCAGGCAGACTCGCTGTTGTGTCTGGTGACACCACCGCCAACAATTCCGGTGGCTTTTCATTCTCAACTGTTGTCGGCAAAACATACCGGCTGTCTTACTCTGTAGATGGGAACGGGGGGACTGTCAGGCTGGCAATAGCTGGCTTGCAAGTTTTGAATCAGGCAGGCGCGGTTTCTGGCCAATACTTGTTTGTCGCAACGGCAACAACAACCCAGGTCGCCGTCATAAGCGTCAATAACCCGGTGAATTCGCGGGTGTTTGCTGACAACATTTCCGTAAAGGAGGCTGCGCATGCAAGCATTACCGACCTCAGTGCGCCTTCAGGCTCATTGATTGCGTTTGGCGTGAACGCCCTCGGCAGGATCACCGCCACCGCTTTCGACGGCACCACAACCCGCACCGCAACCACGACCCAAGCCTACAANACCGGCCTGTGGAACCGCGCCCGCGTGACCTACACCCCCGACGGCAAGCTGGCGATCAACGTCAACGGGCGTGAAGTGGCCAGCGCCACCGGCGCACCGCTGCTGACGATGAACAACAGCGAGGCCACGCTGACCATCGGCAACAGCCGCACGCTGGACGCTCCGTTCCCCGGTTCGCTGGCATTGCTGAAGGTGTCCGCCACGGTGCCGAGTGCAGACCAACTGGAGTACATCTACCGCACAGAACTGGCGATGTTCCAGCCGGGCGCTCAATGCACGATTGACGGCGCCAGCACGGCGGTCACGGCCTTGGGTCACGACGCGTCCACCGACATGCTGCATGTGGGCACCTCTTGGGGTCGCTCCGCATTTAAGGACTTGGTACGCGTCGAGTCGGAAGCCACGACCGTGGGGTCGATCACGTCGATCTCCGCCAGCAACGGCAAAGTGCTCATGTCAGGCACCACGTCCGGTCGGCATTACCAGCCCGCGCTGCGGTTGCGCGAAGAGCTGAAGCGAAAAGAGGAAGCCCGCAAGGCCATGGGCAAAGAGCCTGTGTTCTTCGACTTCGACACGATCAGCTTCACCGCAACGACGACCAATGGCAGCAACGCGATCACCGGTGCCGCTTCTTTGGTGGGTGTGCCGTACATCGGGATGAACATCACCGGCACGGGCATTCCGGCAGGCGCGCGGATCGCGGGCATCAACGGCGCCACCTACTACCTGAGCGCCAACGCCACGGCAAGCGGCACTGCGGTGTCGATGATGCAAAGCAGCTTCGTGCTCCAACAAGGCTTCACGGCCAAGGCGGTGTACTCGGCTGAACTGCTGAAGCGAGAAGGCACCACGCGGGCTTACACCCGTTCGTTTGACGGCTTCCGGGAGACGATCACGTTCGCTGTGGCGCCCGGCAACGGGGTGTGGGTATCAATTATGGCCATCCGGTCGAACTGAGGACATGACCATGAGTTTTGTTGATCTGATGAAAAACGACGCATGGTCGGATGCGGACATTGTGAACCGCACCGAAGCCATGATCTCCAGTGAGTTTCCACCCAGCGCGGTGGCGATCCTGAACCGAAAAGCCACCGGTGCATTGCTGGGCCAGTACACGATGACGGTCGAAGAGCAGATGGAGTTGGGGCGATACGCCCAAGTCTGCGAAGCGGCTCGCCTGGCGGGCAACGAGGCTCGCGCAAACATGATGCTGCTCAAGGAAGTTCAAGCGCTGGAGGCGGCCCGTGCGCGTCTCGAAATCCCTGCTGGGCTTGAACCGGAAGGTGACGAGCTTGAAGCCTGGGCGCTCGAACGCCTCCAAGCCGACGCGGCGGAACGTTCCGAGGCTGAAGCTGTGGTGGCGCAATCGAGTGAAGCGATTCAGGCTCTCTTCGTGCTGCGCAATCCACCGGCTGAGCCTGAAACAGAAGAGGAGCAAGCGTGAAAACCACCCGTATCGCCTTCTATCTGGGCAATCGTTCAGAAAACGCCAAGGCTCAACTGTTCGACTGGCTGATCTGCTGGCTCACCAAGTCCCGCTTCTCGCACGTCGAGCTGCTGGCACGCCACAGTACAGAGAGCGTCATGGTGGGCGGCAAAGTCTACATTGGGCCTGTAGCATGGATGTTGTCCGCCTCAGCCCGTGAAAACTCCGTTCGGGAAGCCTGGCGCACGCTCGATTTGTCACGCTGGGCAGTGGTGGAGTTCGAGGGCGACTCGGCGCCAGCGTTGGCCTACATCCGAGCCCGCATTGCCATGGGCACCAAGTACGGCTGGTTCGACCTGCTCAGCTTCGTCTTGCCATGGCGGGTGAGCTGGAGAAAGACGGATTTTTGCAGTGAGGTGATCGCCGCCGCTTTTGGGCTCTCTGCGCCGTGGAAAAAGTCGCCGCAATACATGTACGACTGGGCCGTGCAGCAGCCCGGCGCCCGGGTGTTGACCGCTGAAGAGATGGCCAAAACATGGCATGCCTGAAATAAAGCAGACGGCGCTTATATCAGTCAGCACTGAGTCGTGCTACAGTCGAATCTGACAACCCGGAGAACAACTTGGCAAAACAGCTTCAACCTCGCAATCGCAAAACCAAAGGCGTGTTCGACGCCGAGATTGATCCCCGGGGTGTCACCCTCACGCAAAAGCCACGGCGCGCTTTCAGCCTGTCCCCGCGCACCGATGCGCAGGGCAAGTACATGGAAGACATTGATGCAGGCGATCTGGTCTACGGACTCGGCCCGGCAGGTACCGGCAAGACGTTTGTTGCGGTCGCCATGGCCGCCCAGGCGCTGATGAACAAAGACATCAAGAAGATCATCCTGACCCGTCCAGTCATCGAGGTGGGGCAGGGCATGGGGTTTCTTCCCGGAGAGCTTGAAGAGAAGTATGAGCCCTATCTGAAGCCCGTCCGACAGACCCTGATCGAGGTCATGGGTCGTGGTCCCTACGAATACGCCCTGAAGGCTGGCCAGATCGAGCCCGCACCCCTGGGCTTCATGCGCGGCGACACCTTCAACGACTGCTGGGTGATTCTCGACGAGGCTCAGAACGTCACCCCGACTGAAATGAAGATGTTTCTGACCCGCGCAGGTGAGAACTGCAAGATGCTGATTTGCGGCGACTCCGACCAGGTGGACATCGCAGGCCCATCCGGGCTTGACGACGCGGTGAAACGCACGGCTTGGATTCCCTGTGTCCGAATCACGGAATTCACCATTGATGATGTGGTCCGCTCCGGGCTGTGTCAGGCGGTGTTGCAATCCTATTCAAAGAACCGAAGCTGACAAACAGCAAACGGTGAAACAGAAAAGAAGCCCTGGCACAACCGGGGCTTCTTGCATTGAGGAACAAGTTAGCGTTTTTGCACCCTTCCCTATAAGAGCAATTTCTAAAATACCTCATACCTTTTAACCTGTTCTTAAAGCGAAATATGGCACAACATCCCGGTGAGAACCTGAGCATTGAACAGCTGGAGCTGCGCGCCCTGAAGCTGGACCCATGCCACCGCGATGGAGAGGCTGCCCTGATGAATTCCCGGTGGTTCGATTACCGGCGCATGCACCCCACCATGGCCACCTACTTCTTTGCCGAGTGCTACCGGCTGGAGACCCGGCGCTTCTATGCCGCCATGGTTGACGAGCGCTCCGCAGAGGAGTGCAGGGCGTTCACACCGGACGACATCTTCTTCAGCCGCGATCTGACTGCCATGTGGCTGGCCAGGCGCTTCGCGGACGGACTGGGCCTGCCGTACCCCTTCGTGCTGAGATTCGCCCGGGAGCGCTTCTTCAGCCGCACGCAGCACAACTTCCCACGACCGAACCAGCTCTACGGTGAGGAGCTTGAGCAAGACCTCAAGAATGCCTGGGCGGGGCAGCTTGCGCGCCAGATGACATTCGCGACAGACCCGTATTTCAAAGCACAGGCATTCAAGGGCGACAAGCTACAGGTCGAGCACGTCAAGTACGTGATCAAGCAGATCAAGGCAAGGCAAGCGCCCCACCACAAGATGCTGGCCCGGCTTGTCAATGAAGGCACCCTCAGTCAGCGGATAGTGGAGATCAGCTTCGGAGCCGCGGTCGCTGCAGCCGCCGAAGCCCACCGCGCACAATTCATGTAAGTCATCACTGACTGTTACCTATAATCGTTTTTCGCAGCGCAACCGCCCTGTTTTTAGCCAACCAACCCGCAGGATTTTTATGAACCCGAACATCACACACCAGACCGCAGCTGAGCGACTTGCTATGCGCCCACCCCAGCGCCCATGGACTGGCGTTCAGTCGCCAGCACCAGCCCCGATACGCCAAAACCAGGGCGACCAGAAGCCGCGCTTCGTTGCCAAGGGGCATGACGCCCAGCTCCAGGATGCCCAAATGGGTCGGCACGACACGGAGGTTATTTCCCAGAGTGGGATCATCTACAACGGCACCATTGTGCGACGCGATAAGTACACCATCACGCTGCTGTGTCCGGCTGGCGAGTTGATTCTTTACAAGCACGCCATCGAGTCGATTCAGATCACCAAGCCGGTCAAGGCAGCATGAGCGAGCCGCTTGCTATCGAGCCCGTGGCGATTGAGGCTGTTGTCGCACCCGAGAAGCCCACCCTCTATGAGTTTGACGGCGACTTTCAGCGCAAGATTGCCGCGCTGCAGATGCGTGACACGTCGTTTGCGCAGCTCACAGAAGGGTTGGTACGCCCGGAGTTCTTTGAGGACTCGGGCATCGCCTCTATGGTCTTGCTGACCGGGCGTTACTTCGAGAAATACAAGAAGGCACCTGGCGACAGAACAGTCGTGTCGAACCTGCTGCGAGATGCCAATCGGGACAAGATTCTGTCCGGCGACATGTTGCGTTTGGCGGCGCTGACCATGCCCAAGCTGTTCGAGACGGACATCAGCGACAGCGATTACGTGGCCGACGAGTGCGCCACCTTTGCCCGCCACCAGGCGGTGAGCAAGGCCATACTTGACTCGGTGGACAAGGTTGGGAAGCACGACTTTGCAGCCGTCGAGAACCTGATGCGTGTCGCCCTGGACACCGGGGTCAAGACAACCGGCGGTGCTTACGACTACCACAAGATGATGGCTGCGCGGTCGAAGAGTCGCCGGGACCGCGCGGCAGGCATCAAGCCACCCACAGGGATCACCACCGGCTACCCGCTGCTGGATGACTACCTATACCACAAGGGGTGGGGTCGGCGCGAGCTGGCGGTACTGATGGGCGGACCCAAGGCGGGCAAGTCCATGGCGATGATCGACTTCGGCATTGGCGCGATCGCGAACGGCTACAGGGTGCTGTACGTCACCCTGGAAGTGGCCGCCGAGATCATTGCGGAGCGCATGGACGCCAACATCGCCGAGCAGGCCATGTTCGAGCTGGACACGCACATCAGCGAGGTCCAGGAGCGTGTTGAAGCCTTCATGGCCAAGGCGGCACCCTTCATTATTGAGGAGTTCCCCTCGGGCAGCTTCTCGGTGTCTCAGCTGCGTCGCCTCATTGAAGGCTACAAGGCACAGGGAACGGTCTTCGATCTGGTCATTGTTGACTACGCCGATCTGATGGCCCCGGAGCGTTGGACCGACAACGTCCAAGAAAACAGCAAGTCAATCTATGTCGGCTTGCGCGGCCTGGCCATGAAGGAAGGCTTCGCAATGCTCACCGCCACCCAGACCAACCGCGAGGGCGCAAAGAAGGCTGTTGCCGTCATGACAGACGTGGCGGAAGACCTCAACAAGATTCGGATCGCCGACATCGTGATCTCCATCAACCGCACAGAAGAGGAGAGGGCGATGAACCAGGCCCGCTTGCATTTCGCAGCCAGCCGCAACCAGCGCTCGGGTTTTTCACTGCTGATCGAGCAGTGCATCGACCGGGCCAAATTTATTACCAAAGTTATAGGAGAAGCATGATGCTGAGCGTAAAAAAAGCCAAAGACCATTGCGGCTACGAACAAAAGCCGGTTCAAAAAATCTGCAAAAACTGCGCAGCGTTTTCTTCCGACCTGGTGCTCCCAAAATGGATGGTTGAGATCAACGAGGTACGCCTTGCGATCCAGGGGCGGAGAGAGCGAATTTATGACGCAAAGACCGACGGACAGGAGAAGAACCTGCGCTGTACGGATCACGGCTTTGCTGTCAAAAAGACAGCCAGCTGCAAGCTGTGGAAGGCAAGGAAAGAGTGATGGATCGCGCCGAACTCACCCGGGCGCTTGACAAGATCAATGTCGAGATGTTTCTGGACAGAGAGGGCATTGACTACCGATCCAGCTACGGCACAAAAGGCCTACAGCTCAACCTGGATGAATGCCCCAGCTGCGGAGGGGGTGGGCGCAAGACCTACATCAACGCCGAGACTGGCCTGGGCAACTGCTTTCACGGCAGCTGCGGCATAAAGTTCAACAAGTTCAAGCTGCTGCGTGCGGTCAGCGGTTTGTCGGGTGCCGACTTCGACAATTTTGTTCAGGCCGTCGCCACCGAGCAGGGCTGGATGCCAAAGAAGGTTCACGCTGAGCTGGTACAGGCTGACCTGAAGCTGCCCAGCAAGCTTCACCAGCTGCCAGTGGATGGCCAGAACCTGCAGTACCTGCAAGACCGAGGCGTGAGTCTGGACAGCTGCAAGTGGTTTGGCCTGTCCTACTGCCACAAGGGCTGGTGGAGCTACAAGCTAGACAATGGCGTGGAAAAGTTTGTCAGCTTCGACGCCAGGGTCATTGTGCCGATTGCCGACCTCGAAGGCAGGCTCGTCTCGTTTCAGGGTCGCGATGTCACGGACGAGAAGCTGCCCAAGTACCTGTTCCCGGTCGGCTTTGCGGTGGCGGGCAGCCACATCTACAACGGCCATTGCTTCACGGACGGGCTGCATGATCACGCGGTGGTGGGGGAGGGCACTTTCGACGCCTTTGCCTTGCACCAGGCGCTGCAAGGCGAGAAGGGCTGTGAGAACGTACTGGCCATAGCCACCTTCGGCATGCACCTGTCCGGCGGCCTGGGTGGGCAGATCGAAAAGCTGTGTCTGCTGCGCGACCGAGGCCTCAAGACCGTGACCATCATGTGGGATGGCGAAGGCAAGGCGCTGGGCCAGGCGGTCAAGGCGGGCCTGCAGCTGCGCGGTATTGGCCTCACTGTTCGCATCGCGATGCTGCCACCCGGCTACGACCCGGCCCAAGGCCCGGACAAGAAACCCACGCCGCCCGGCATGGTGCGCGAAGCCTTCTTCAAGGCGCAGGTGCTCAACAACCTGACCGCCATCAGAATCGCCCACGCGGCCTTGACCATGTCCTAAATTCAACCGTTACAGTAAGTCATCGGTGACTACAATGTCACAACCCCAACGGGATTTTTTATGAGCACTTATTCAATCGACCGCACCTGGATGGTTCATTCGGGCGGCACCAAGTTTTACCAAGTCTTTCGCGTCATGGCGTTTGCCTCTCGCGTCGAGGGGGATCGCGAAAATTCCGTGACGGTGTTGCACTATGGTGGCTTCAAGGCAGATTTCACGCCCTTGCGCAGACCCGTCTCGGGCGGACAGGTTCGACTGCTGCAAGGCGACAGCTACCGGGAAAAGATTGAGGAAAAAAGAAAGACCAAAAAAGATGGCAACTATGAAATCAGGATAGATAGTCACACCACCTTTCAGACTTACCCGACGGCCAGCGACCTGGGTCGTGAACTGCGGCTCCTTCTGGGGTCTGCAAGCGCAGAAGAGCTTCTGATCATGCTTGGGCTCTCTGCCAAGCACGGAGCTTGGACAGATAAGTATGACGAAGAGCCGCCTAACTTCATCGTCAACAATGACCCTATCGAGAACCCCACAGCACCAGCAGCACCGCGCCCCGAAGCCTGGGGCAGCTGGTAATTCATTTTTAGGAGTAAGTCATGTCTGACACAGCCGACACCGTTATTCACCCCGTCAGCGCCAGCGCGGACGGCAAGCGCAACTCCTACAGCAGGCGCTGCAGCATCGTTGAGCAGGTGATGAACTACGCCGCATGTCAGTGGCGCCAAAGCGTCATTGGGCACCCCAAGGTCAATGTGCCAGCCGACTGGACACCTTGCGTGCAAGCTGGAAAAGACGGCACATGCCCCGCGCTGACCATGCTGAGTGAAGAGTACATGGCTGGCAAGGCCATCTATTTTGTCGAGCGCTTCAACCCGAGCCTTCCTTCGAGCACAACGCGCCGCTGGGGCGAGAAGGCGGTCAGTGTTTTTGGGTCTGCGGTCGGAGCGACCCCGGTCGCAAAAAGCAAGGCAAAGCCCTCTCATGCGCTTGACAGCATCGCCGACGCCGGCGACTACGCAGATGCCATCACCGCATATGCAGTCACCACGCCCACACCAGCGCCCACACCAGCGCCCAAAGAAGAGCCCGCCAGCGCCCCTGTACGCGCGCCGGTAGCTCTTGCGGTACCCAAGCCCACCCAAGCCCCCATGCCCGTCGCCTTGCCCGGTGAAAGCCCGCTGGCAATGGCTCGTCGCCTGCACGCAGCCAAGCTCGCGGCGGCATCTTGATTTCTCAACCACAGCAACCTCAAGGAAACACATGCTGATCGTCACCAACAAGGCCGCTTCGGTCTTCTCCGCTCTCGAAAAGCTCGGCGCGACCCCGGGCAAGATCGAAAAGGACGCACTTGTGCGCCTGGCTGGCACGTCCAGCCCGATGTTCATGCGCGTCATCAAGGCCGCCTACGACCCGTTCACAACCTACGGCATTCGCAAGCTGCCCGACCGAACCCCCGGCGCGGCGCCGGGCAGCAACACGCTCGACGAGGACTGGCCGTGGGAGACCATTGCCCAGCTGGCAAGCCGCAAACTGTCCGGTTCGGCGGCCACCGCGGCAGTCCAAAAAGCACTCGACTTTCTGGACGAACCCAGTGGTGAGCTGTTTCGCCGCATCGTTCGCATGGACCTGCGCGCGGGCTTCACCGACGGCACGGTCAACCGCATTTTCCCCAAGACCTTCCCGGACTTCCCCTACATGCGCTGCAGCCTGCCCGACAAGTCGGACATGGGGAAGTGGGACTGGGGCGTCGGCATCATCGTTCAGGAAAAAGCCGACGGCATGTTCACCAACGTGGACGTGGATGGTGGCGGGATTGTTCGACTGACCACGCGCACCGGCTCGCCCATTCCTCTGGACAACCTCACGGGCCTGGAGGAAGAGATTCTTCTCAGCTTCAAGCTCATGAGCCAGACCCACGGCGAACTGACAGTCGTTGATCCGTCCGGCCTGGTGCTGCCGCGCGAAATCGGCAATGGCATGCTCAACAGCGTTCTGAATGGCGGCCGCCTCGACACCGGCTGCCAGGTTCGCTTTGAGGCATGGGATCAAATCCCGCTCTCCGCAGTGCAGCCCAAGGGCAAGTGCGTTATCCCGTACAAAGAGCGCCTGACCGATCTGGTGATGCAGATTGCGCGCAACGGACAGGGTCACTTGGTTCGCGTCATCCCCACGCGGGTCGTTCGCAGCAAGGCGCTGGCCATGGCCTACTACAGCGAGCTGCTGAAAAAAGGCAAAGAGGGCGTGATCTGCAAGCACCCTGATGCCATCTGGAGAGACGGCACCAGCAAAGAGCAGGTGAAGCTGAAACTGGAAGTGGACGTGGACCTGCAGATTGACGAAATTCTGCCGGGTACCCCGGGCACCAAGACCGAAGGTCGCCCGGCATCGCTGCGCTGTTCGTCCAGCTGCCTTGCCTTGGTGACCAATGTCACGGTGAAAAACGAAGCCATGCGCAGCGCGATCGAGGCCAATCCCGATGCATGGGTGGGCGGCATCATGGCAGTGCGTGCAAATGCCATCATGAAGCCAGGCGACAGCAGCGAGTTCCACTCTCTGTTTTTGCCACGTTTTGTCGAGGCGGAAGTGCGTCTCGACAAGCGGGTGGCGGATGACCTGGCCACGGTGGTCGCGATATTCAAGAGCGCAGTAGAGGCAGCGTGAGAACGTCTGCGCTGCTGCTGCGCAAGGCCAGGTCCGCCCACCCCATGCCGTGGACGCAGAAGGCCCATGTGCAGGGCCTGATCACAGTCGAAGATGCCAACGGGCACGAAGTCCCGCTGCTCTTTTTGCTGGAGGTCATCTGCGCCCTGAGCATTGACATCGCAGAAGCCAAGTCCAAGGGCGCTTAGAAGTCGGGCAGTTCCCTATAATGATCAGTCAATACTGACTGTTATGGGGAATTTTTTGTTTTACTTTTTGAATTTTCTGGCGCGAAAAGGCCCAAGTGTTTTTGTCAAGTTCTTTTGGCCGGTTCGCCCATTCGTCAGACACTTTGCTTGGCGCCTTGGCAGCTCGATTTACCGTGACATGCGCATGGTACTGGACCGCACCGAAGGGACATTGGCATTTTCGACGGAAGGCTCACGCCACGGCCACCTGTATGAGTTCAGCGGCATGGCAATCAATGACCTCACGCTGATGCTTGGCAAGCGCACATGCTACTTCATGCACGCCGCTGAAGGCCGCGCGTCAAAGCGCATCAGTCTGAACCCCGCCGAGCGCATGGCGCTGGCAAGCGCAGCGATCCGGTTCATAAACGTAGCGCCAAGTCATGCAATATTGGCCAAGTAAGCGCTTGACACTGAAGTGAAAAAGGATGCAGAATCAACCTCCAAGTAAGCGGTGACTTATTTTCAGTCAAGAACAAAAAAGAAAGCATGATGAATATGGCCAACGACCCCTTCAAGACCAGCCCTGTTTACCCCAACAAGAAGAAGCCTCCACAAGGCCCGATCCCTGCCCGCCGCGGCTAAGTTCGCAGCAAGGCAGCCTGAAGCCCTCCCGGTTCCCTACAATGTAGGAGGCCGGGAGGGCTTTTTTTATGCGCGCTTCACTCTTGCCGGGATTCAGCACCTGGCTTAAAAGCAGTCCACTGTCCGGGGACAGGATTTGGAGTCGCCCGCTGGGGGGCATCAACCCCGTCGAGGTGCAGCTGTTTTATGCCAGGGCGGGTCTGCTTGGGCTGAAGCCCTTCGCCATAGATGCCATTGAGCGCATGCAGGCAGCCATGATCTTGGCAGGCGCAGCTGGGCTGCTCACGCGGGCCGAAATGCGCCTGGTGGTCCACCAGCCGCCCAGTGACCCGTATCTGGTGGATCAATTCCTGGACAGCCTGGTCAAGCTGCGCCCGGCGCGTCGGGCCGCTGTTTTGTTCGCGCTGACGACCCAGCGCCAGCCATCCTGGGTGACCGAACTCACCTGGCACGAAGTCAGCAGGATTACCCAGATCAAGGCCGAGGCTCGCGAGATTCTTCAGGCGCAGATTCGCGTGCGTCACCTCAAGCTGCCCTATGTCTTTTGGGAATGGGTCAACACCCGGATTGCAGCGCCGGTTCTGGACCTTGAGCGCGATGCATATCAGGCGTTTGAATGCACATGGCCAGCACTGCAGGCAAAGTTTGACGACATGATCTGGCTGAGCGGCCGGTCAGACTGCGCCAGCTTTCTTGGCCTGATGGACGAGGTGGGTTCCGGCAAGTTGTAACTGTGGACCGCAGGTTCGGACTGGGTCAATCTCAACAGGTTACTTTACATAAGATGCATCGTGGAATCTCAGCCCGCCGCGTCGTCTCGAATTCTTTGCAAGGTGCGCGCCAGTTCTTCGGGCGTGGTAACGATCATCTCAAGGCGCCCAATGGTCATCCACCGCAGCTCGGCTTTTTCACCAGTGGCTGCGACAAGCCACTTGCTGATCTGCCTTGCCATGTTCAGACTGACGCCCTGCATGATAAAGGCGTGATCATCTTCTGGGGTTATCTTGCCGCAGCTCATAACCGTCAGTATGGAAAAGCCGGCAAATTCATCGTCATCAGGTGAAGTGGGGGTGCTCATGGCTGCAATGTACTGCGGCAGATGCCGGAGAACAAGGGGCACCAGTGCGGTGTGTCTCAGAACATGCCGCACCGGTGCGACCTATGTGAATAACTTTTTTGCCGCGCTGAAAATAGCCGCATGGGTGCGGTCAAAATGTGGATAACTGGCCAGCGGGCCAAAAAACAACCGCACCCATGCGGCCTATTTGTGAGCAATCTGTGGACCAATCTGTGGAGAGCCGCAGAACAAGCCGCAAGAGTGCCGTATAAATCAAAAAATAGGCCGCGTGGATGCGGCCTATTTTGCTCGAAAGCACCGCATCGGTGCGGCACCATATAGACTGAAGACTTTTCAATGTATTAAGAGTGGATAACTTCCTGTCCATTCTGCCTATTCGCCAGGCGAGAAACCGCAAAATACCGTCACCAAAAGGAAGAAAGGCCGCATCCACGCGGCCTTCAGATAGTCTTGAGCGTGTTCATCTGCCTGCGCAGCTTGTCTGTCACATCAGTAACCGCAGAATGAGGTAGCTCAGTGCGGCCGGTTGCGCCAGTGTCAACGGTATCGACCAAGAAGATGGTGCCGTTGTCGCCCTGCTGGATGTTGTTCACCACCAGCTTGACGTTGAAGGTGGCGCCGGCCGGCAGATTGCCGCTTCTGGCGAAATCCTGCAGTTGCTTTACAAACCCCTGGAACTCCATCGGCGCGTAAGGCTGGTGGGCGTGCGCAACAGTTTTGCGCGTGCGCACCCCCAGCTCATTTATGTGAACCTTCTCCAGCGGCACCTGCTCAACCAGACGGTACACGCTCTTGCGTCCACGCACCTGCTGCTGAACAAGCTCCATTTCCTGGAGTTTCTTCAAGGCACGCTGAACGGTATCAACCGAGGCGCCCAGGTGACTCGCAATCGTGGATTGACTTGGGTATGACGCCCCGGTCTCCAGGTCCGTGTAGGCCTTGATCACGCAGTAGACGGCCCAGGCCGTAGTGCCCATTTCGGCAATCTTGTTGTCAATGATGGCGGCCCGCAAAATGTGAAACCAGTGGTGGCGAACGCTGAGTTCACCCCACAGGTCGGGCTGGTCCTGGCTAGACCTGTCGGTCGCCATTACGCGCCCTCCCCTGACCTGGCGCGCGGCGCTTCAAGTTCTTTCAGCCGTCTGTTGACCTCGCGTTCTATGGCGGCCATGGCGATGTCATTCATCGACTCGCCATAGGTAGTCTCGCCGAGATACTTCAGCTTCTGATAAATCTCGCGCGGCAGCCGGATGCTGCACTGGTGCATGGGCACCACTTCCATTTGAACGCGCCAGGGCGCGCTGGGATCAGACACCGCCATGACATGCTTCGCGGGGCGCCCGCGACTTCTTGCTGGTCGAGTGACGATCTCGGCTTCATCTTCCCGGACCTCCACCCGCTCAGGCGACCCGGGAAGCTGCTGGTTGACAGAGTCGGCTTGCGCCCTGGCAGGCGCTTCAGTCCAACGATCCAGCTTGGCCAAGTCCTCAAGTTGCTTTTGATGCAGGTCGCTGGCCGACCGAATCTGCTCGCGACTTTTTAGTGTTGGCTTTCCATTGCTCATTAAAAGTCTCCTTGTAGAGCATCATGATTTCCTCAATAGCGAGCGTGTCGCGCGCTTTTCCAGTCAGTTCAACAACAGACATCCCGTCAGGCACGCCGTTGCGAAAGGCGATTCTTTCGTGAACTTCAAAGTCCAGAATCTGAAAATCTTCCGAGTAGTTGTTGTTCAGAAGCTCGCGCACATTGGCAGATTCCTTCACCCCTGGGTTTGGGTTTGACCCGTTGATGATGATCTTCGCGGGCTTCTCTTCCTCCGTCTGGGCGCGAATTTGACGCACAAGGTTTGACATCGCAGGAAAGCTCCAACTGTCGAACTGGCCAGGCTTCACGGGAACGATCAGGATGTCACAAACAACCATAGCCTGGCGCAGCTCGATGCTGTCCCGGCCGCCGGCGTCAACAATAACAACGTCGAATTTTTCCCGCATGCTGGAGATGTCATAGCCCACTTTGCCTGTTTTGGACACGCAAACAATATCAGGGGTCATGCCGCGGTCGGCGCGATAAATACTGCGCGCGGCTGCCCAGTCGCTTGAACTTTCTTGACGGTCGGTGTCCACGAGGAGCACATCCTTGCCTGCCAGCGCGCACATGGTGGCGAGGTTGACTGCGAGCGTGGTCTTGCCCACCCCGCCCTTTTCATTGCCTACGACAACTACCTTGGGTGCGACATGTGCTGTCATTGGTGTAGCTCCGGTCATGGCTCTCGTATCAGCAAGAGCGTTCATAAAAATGATCCAAGCCATTGGGCTTAGATGTATGCATGGCATGGTACCACCAATTTACAACCAATCAAGCACGGCACTCTGTGCATGTACTTCTGCACATGGAATGAACGGCGTGACTGATAAGATATGAGTGCATTTAGTGATAGCAGTTAATGCACTAAATGCAAGCAGTGAAATGAAGTGAAGAGAGGATGGCATTCATGCCAAATCTGTGTATTAAGTGATTGCAGTTAATGCACTAAATACATTTAGTTTATTCAGATCAATCATTGCTGTGATGCTTGTCAGGCTACTCGCATTAGCGGTAGGTGTGGATGGTGTGCATTAAGTGATTGCAGTTAATGCACTAAATACATTTAGTCAACTCAGATCAAGCATTGCCGTGATGCTTGTCAGGCTACTCACATCTATGTGTTCAGTAGATGACATCGGTGAAAGCAATGCACACAACGCAACGCATCCATTGACTAATACAGAAGAATGCGCAGCAGCGAACCTAGTCAATCAATCCACTTCACTAGAAAATATCACTTGAGTTATAGGACTAAAAGCATGCCGTGCGTTTAGTTTAGTGATGGCTGTAAAAGCAAATGAATAAAAAAAGGGCCGCTTTGTGCGGCCCTGGGCTTTGCTCTTTTTGACTCACTGGGCCTCGCTCGCGCTTCTGGTCTTGAAGTCATTTGACAGCGCTGAGCGACGCTTGCCCTTGAGAGCACGGATCAACCCGTCATCGTCATCGGCCTGGCTGTCGGCAGCGGCCGCGAAGGCACTGATGATCTTGGCCTGAACGTCCGGGTGTTCGTCAAGGTCGATGTCTCGACCCTTGGAGGCTTTGCGAAGGGCCAGGATCAGCTTCTCTTCATTTTGCGTCACGGGCGTCCTGCGGCTGATCGCTTCAATAAGCTCGTCAAGATTGAAACTGTTCTCCGCGTTCACGCACATGGCAAGGTACATCGGGTCAATGTGGAGAACCCTCGCCATCGGAACAATCTTGTTCATGGGAAGCTTCATGGTCCCGGCCCTGAGCATGGCAACCACATTCGGCGACGCGTACCCGAGCCGGTGGGCGACCGTGGTGTTGGGTATTTCATGACGCTCCATGTGAACGGCTATCAGCTCGTTAACTGGCATCAGCTTGATGCCGGGGTCACCTTTGACACTCTTCGATGTAGTCATTAAATTTCTCCAGATAAATAAGTAGAGCCTTGCTCTCAGTAAAAACGCTGTCGCGTTGCTGACATTATATAAAAATAAGTAGTGACTTATAAAGAGATTGAAAAAAGTCAACTGTCCACGCTTTATTCATGAGAATGAAGCATAGCGAGACACAAAGTGCGAACACGCGATGTCTCCGTTCATATAATGAATATGTCAGCAATGACTTAATATCAACAAGGAGAAATTTTGAGCGAAGTCCAGCAAGCAGCAAGTTCATTCAGTGTTCAAGAGTTGACAGCGGAACAAGCTGTCGAACTCCTAGGTGGAAAAGTCGAGACCAGAAAAGTCGGCAGCATGCTCATTCACATGCTGGAAAAAGACAGGTCGTCGATCCTGGTTCAGGGTCCGAATGGAGAGTTCGCAAGACTTCACAAGCCAGGCTAATCAGTCGGCATATGCAGAGCACGGGACGAGGGCGCCCGTGTCCAAAAAGCAACTTTTATTATTCATAGGTCGCAACAGACCAGTGAGAATTTTATGAAAAACATAGCGGTCATACGCCAGTCAATCAGCATGGTTGTTTCCATGCTGACCAACCGCTCCATTGAGGTGACCCAGCGAGGTTCAAAAGCCTATGTGAGCTACCACCCAAAAACCGGCGCGATCATTCTGGTCAACATCCCTTACCTGCCCGACAACGCAAGTGAGGACTTTGTAGCGGCAGTGCAGGGCTTCCTGGACCACGAGGTCGGTCACGTACTCTTTACGGATTTCGCAACGCTCAAGAAGGCAGCCGCCGCCGGGGGACGGATCAAAAACCTGCATAACGTGATCGAGGATGTGCTGGTCGAGCGCAAGATGGCATCGGCCTTTCAGGGCTCTGCCGGCAACTTGAATGCGGTTCGCAGCTTCTACTTGAACAAGATCGCCAAGCCAAAAATACTTGAGGCGATGAAGGCTGGTGACTCTGAAAAAGCCGCCGGTTACGCCTCCGTTATCCAGTTTCGCGCATGGGGCGGACAGACAATTGCTTTTGATTTTCTCACGGACCACCCTGCCATCGCGGCCCTGGTGAAGCCCATGGGTGAGAAGATCGGCGCAAGCTTGATTGCCGAAATCACGAAGATGGAGACAAGCGCCGATGCACTCAAGCTCGCGGTTTCGATCATGAAGGCTCTTGAGCCGCCAAAGCCCAAGCCAGAACCCAAGGCAGAACCGCCAAAACCAAAGGCCAAGCCAGAGCCCAAGCCAGAGCCCAAGCCGTCAGAGCCCGAGCCGCCCGAGCCGCCCGAGCCGCCCAGCGAAGACGCCCCTTCGGAGGCCGACTCCCCCGAGCCAGACAGCGAAACAACTCCCGGGCTTGATGTGCCTGGTGAAGGCTATGGCGACATGGAGAGCAAGCATGAAGAGCCTGAGTCTGAAAAAGAAAGTGACTCTGGCGATGACTTGTCAGACACGGACCCAAGCTCTGATTTCTCCGACGATGAGCCTTCTGATGAAGAAGAGGCGTCGTCCGGCGGCGCTTCTGACGCAGATGACGCCGATGACGACGGAGAGGCGGTAGGCGCATCTGAAGGTGGGGAAGCGGAGGGCAGGCCGGGTGCAGGGTCTGGAGTCTCGGATGCCGACGATGCTGACGACGAGCCTGCTCCGAGTGACGAGGACGATCTTGGGTCTGCCTTTGACGAGGAGCAAGACTTCGACAAGGACATGAGTGAGGGCTTGAGCAAAGCAGCGAAGGGTGAACTTTCCAAATCACCATACAAGGTTTACTCCACCGACTGGGATTCCGTCGAGCCTGGCCCGATGGCGAAATACGAAAGCTCAGTGGGCAAGATGGTGGATGCCTGTGACCACATGATCGCGGGCATTCAAAAGACGCTTGAGCGCTCAATGGCAGCGAAGTCACGCAAGGCATGGAGTCCTGGCCAGCGGCGCGGTCGAATTTCACCTGGCGCATTGTTCAGAACAGCGACAGGAGACGACCGGGTGTTCCGCACCCGCTACGAAACGCAGTCGAAGGACACTGCCGTTTCGCTCCTGGTTGACTGCTCTAGCTCAATGCTCTGTGGTGACCGTATCGGAACGGCCGCGCTGGCAGCTTATGCACTTTCATCAACGCTGGAGCGCCTGAAGATCAAAAATGAGGTGCTGGGTTTCACCACACGAATAAACCGAGAGATGACCAAGTCGATGTCCACAGAGAGCGGCAGCACGCGCTACTCGCGCGTCGAGGCAATCTACATGCCTGTCTTTAAGTCTTTTGAAGAGCGACTGACGGTGGAGTCAAAAAGCCGCATCGCCGCGCTGACCGAGAGTCCCGGCTGGGTGAACCAGAACGTCGATGGCGAGTGCGTTCAAATGGCGGCACAACGTCTCGCAATGCAACCCACCCAGCGCCATGTCTTGATCGTTCTGAGTGATGGCGAGCCAGCGTGTCCGGGCAACCAAAATGCACTGGATGAGCACTTGAAGAAGGTGGTCGCCGACTTGACGAAGGATGGACGAATTGAAGTGATTGGGGTTGGCATCCAGAACGGGGCGGTGTCCCGGTACTACCCCAAGAGCCTGAACCTGTCCGACATTTCCAAGCTCCCGGAAACCGTCGTGAGCGAACTGGCAAAACTTTTGCTGAAATAAAAGTAAGTCAAAACTTACTGTATTATCCGAAAGAGCAAGGTCAAAATACTTTATCGGTTTTTGATCTTGACCATTTTTTATGAGGTACCTATGACCATCGCCACCACAACGCCCGCCGTCGCGTCTGACTCTCGCATCACCTGCCAGATTTGCAATGCCCAGGTGCATTCGATCCAGCTCCACTTGCAGCGCGATCACGCCGATCAGCCAATGACCGTGGCGGAGTACAGCGCGCAGTACCCGGGCCACCCCATTCTGAGCGCACTTGCTGCGTCCAAAATTGCCGAGCACAACGCGAAGGCCGCCGCAGAAAAGGAAAAAGAATCAGTCAGTGCCGACTATTCAGAAACCACGGGTTACGCCACCGGTTCCAAGCCGCTTCACGAGGTGTTTGGTCTGGGTGCCGGCAAGGCAGCCATGAGCGCTCGCGGTGGCCCAATCCCGATCACCGTGGTCTCTTCCACCGGTGGCTTCTCCGAGCTGGTGCCCGACATCGACCCGAATTACCTTTTCAACCTGGATGTTCTGAAGACCCTGCTGATGGGATTTGAGCTTCGCATTCCGACATACCTCTGGGGCCATTCCGGCACCGGCAAGACCACCATCTACGAGCAGATCGCGGCCCGCACCGGTCGGGCCATGCTGCGCGTGCAGCACACAGCCAACATGGAAGAAGAGCATGTTTTGGGTGGGTGGCGTCTGCGCGACGGCAAGACCATCTTTGAGCTGGGTCCACTGCCCATGGCCATGATCAATGGCTGGGTCTACCTCGCCGACGAGTATGACTTTGGCCGCCCCGAGGTGCTCTCGCTCTATCAGCCGGTTCTGGAAAACAAGGCCCTGGTGATCAAAGAGGCAGACCTAGCAAACCGCATCATCCGCCCTCACCCCGGCTTCCGCTTCATCGCGACAGGAAACACGAACGGGCAAGGTGACGAAACCGGCCTGTACCAGGGCACCAACATGCAAAACGCCGCGAACTACGAGCGCTTTGGCATCGTTGAAAAAATGGAGTACATGGAGGCGTCTGTCGAGGCTGCGCTGGTCAGCAAGCAAGCTCAGATTCCGCTGGAAGACGCGAAGAAGCTGATCGACTATGCCACCCGCATTCGTGGCGAATTTGACAGCTCAAAAATCAGCAACCCGATCTCTCCACGCTCGCTCATTTATGCCGGTCGTCTGGGTCTGGCGAAGTCGAACTACCTGTACGGGCTGGAAAAAGCGTACATCAACCGCCTCAGCTCCATCGACCGTGAAGCTGCCAGCCAGCTGGCGACACGCTGCTTCGGCAAGACTGGGATTTGAGCATGGGCACGACCGCCAAGTTCGCCAACGACGGCTCTTACGAGTCCGTGCGACGCACGCTGATGAAGCTGGCGTTCAAGTGCCACGCCCGGGTTCGCGCCATGGGCCTTGGTATGGATTACGACGACGTGCTTCAGGAAATGAACCTGACCTATGTCCGGGCCTTTGCACTCTGGAAGCCAGACCAGGGCGTCAAGTTCAACAGCTACCTGACAACCGCCTGTCTGAACAACTTCAACGAGCGGATCAGAAAACCCGCACGCGACCGCTCGATTTTGGGCCTTGTCAACATGAGCGACATGCGTCGCTTTGAGGTCGATGGCGAAGACCTGGACCCCATGGAAATGTTTGACGCGCAGGACTCTCAGGCGCTGTCTGTCGATTCGACGATGTTTGAGGGCATGAACCTGGATGACGGGACCGAGCACGCGGAGGCGCTGGCGCCCATGCACGCCAACCCCGAGGTCATTGTCGAGCACCGTCAAAACATGCGCGCTGGCATGAAGCAGTTGACGCCAGCTGCAAGGGCCATGGTGGTGGAGCTGCTGCGTGCAGCGTATGCGGGGGAAGATATACCCCGAATCACATGGGTTGCTGCCAGGGAAGGCGTCACCCAGGCAGAGCTTCGGCGCATTCGGGTCGAGCTGTCGAAAACATTCGGGGTGGCCGTGTGAATGTCCCTGGATGCTTTGGTTCCCCCAGTGCCTTGAGTCACCAATGCCAGACCTGCATCTCCTGTCACGACCGGGTGGCATGCGGCGCAAAGGCGGGGTCTTTTCTGGAGGGGCAGGGGGACAGCCCGCTGATGCAGCGCGAGCGCCTGCGCATCTCGATGGTCAGGCAGAGCTTCAACAACGCGCCACCAGGGCAGGGTGGGCACGCACCCACAACGCCCCAGCGGCGCGCCCTGAGCGCTGCTGAGAGTGCTCACGTCAATGGCCTTGCCACCAAGGTTCAGGTGTCTGTGCGCCGTCTTTTGAGCGCCGGGTGGTTCGACTTCGCGAAAGACGAAATGCGCGCTGGCCGCAACCCCGGGCGCAAAGAGTGGCAGCGCATCTTGTGCCAGGGCCTGCTGGCGGGCGGAATCAGCCGCGCCGAGCTTTGTGTCGCCTTTGAGCAGCGGCTGGACATGACACCTGGCAGCGCCAAGGTGCGTGCCTCCAGTGCCGTTTCTATTTTCTTTGCCGGGCGCCTGTTGATCGAACAGGCGGGGCGCATGACATTGAACCGCAACTGATCCGAATTACAACCCCGAATATCAAAGCATGACAACAGAAACCCCCACAAACCCACTCAGGGTCGCCTTGTCGGTGCGCACCGACTTTAGCCTGGGTGAGAGTTCATTCCAGATCAAGCGCATCGTCGAGCTGGCCAAAGAGGCGGGCTTCACCCACCTGGCCACTGCCGACCTGATGACCGTCTCTGCGGTGCCGCCATTCAGCGAGCGCTGCAAGAAGGCGGGCATCGTGCCCATTGCCGGCGTGACGCTGCACCTGGTGGACGACCCACAGGCAAAGATCAAAGACAAGGTGAACAACCCCTGTCGCCTGAAGGTTTACCCAAAGTCGGAGCTGGGCATGCAGTCCATCTTCGCGGTGCTGACGCGCAGTCTGTCACACGAGAATTTTTACTACAACGCCCGCCTGGGCCTGGACGACGTACTGGGCATGAAGGACGTGGTGGTCACTACCGGCGACATGCGCAGCATCTGGCAGCACCCCAACGCTGAAAGCATGGCGGGCAAGCTGATCGACCGCTTTGGTTCGGACTTCTACGTCGAGTACGTTGCGCTGGACACGCCGCTGTTTGATCGGACCAACGAGCGCGCCCAGCGCTGGGCCGATTGGTACGTCGAAACCTTTGGCCATGCCCCGAAGCAGATCGTTACCCGACCCAGCTTCTACGCCACCGACGATGACGCGAACGCCACCGATGTGCTGCGCGCTATCACCAGCAACGAGTCCGTGGATTCCATTTGGCTCGCCCGCCCGTACCTGCGCAACATGAGCCTGGGCACCCCACCGACAGCAGCTGCGCACTTCAAGGCACTGGCAGCCCGGGTGCCCGGCTTGAACCTGGTTCTGGCACTCAAGAATGTCACAGCACTGGCGGAGAAATGCCAGTACGAATTCAAGAAACTCAAGCCCTCCATGCCCAAGATGGCGGAAGACGAGTTCATGGCGCTGGCCAAAGCCTGTGCAGTGGGCTGGAAGATTCGCTTCAGCCAGCCGGTGTGGGGTCACAAGCCCAACGAATCCGAGCTGCTGACCACCTACCGGGACCGTCTGCGCTTCGAGCTGGACGTGATCAAGAAGATGGGCTTCAGCGGCTACTTCTTGCTGGTGCAGGACATCGTGGTCTGGTCAAAGGAGCAGGGCATCCTGGTCGGCCCCGGGCGCGGTTCGGTGGGCGGCTCCTTGATCGCTTACCTCATGGGTATCACCGACGTGGACCCTATTCACTTCGACCTCCTTTTCGAGCGCTTCATCAACCCCGACCGTACCGACTTGCCTGACGCCGACCTGGACTTCATGTCTGCGCGCCGTCACGAGGTGGTCGAGTACATCATCAAGAAATATGGCCGTGAAAACGTCGCGGGCATCGTCAACTTCTCCACACTGGGCGCCGCGTCGGCGCTACGTGACACCGCCCGCCTGCACGGTCTGAAGCCGTGGGACTATGAGTGCTCCAAGCAGATGGAGAAAGAGCACGGCGTCTCGATGGGCTTGACCGACTCGGCCGACCGGGTGCCGGACATCGACAAGTTCCGCATCAGCCGCCCCATTCTCTGGGACCACGCCCTGCGCCTCGAAGGCGCGAACCGCTCGCTGAGCCAGCACGCCGCCGGTGTTGTGGTCGCTGGTGAGCCGGTGGTGAATCGGGCGGTGGTCTCCACCCGTGGTGGCCCCGACGCGCTGCCCATTGTGCAATGGGACAAGTCCAAGGTTGAAGACTTTGGCCTGATCAAGATCGACGTGCTGGGCCTCAATACCCTGGACCTGATCGGGATGGCACTAGCCTACATCAAGGAGCGCCACCACAAGACCATCGACATACTGCGCTTGCCTCTGGACGACAAGCGCGTGCTGCAGGGCTTTGGCAAGGGCGAGACCACGGGTGTGTTCCAGTTCGACGGTGGCGGCATGAGAAACCTGCTCAAGCAAATGGCCATGGGTGGCGACCTCACCTTTGGTGACATCTGCGCAGCGACCGCGCTTTTCCGTCCAGGTCCGCTCGACGCTGGCCTGTGCGACCGCTACGTGCAGGTGAAGCAGGGCGCCACGCGGCCCTACTACGAGCACCCGGCCCTTGAAGAGTGCCTGAGTGACACCTTTGGGGTCATCGTGTACCAGGAGCAGGTGATGGCCATCACGCGCAAGCTGTGCGGCTTCACCCCGGGCGATGCCGACGGGGTCCGCAAGGCCATTGGTAAAAAAGATGCCGAGAAGATGGCAGAGTACGCCGTTCGGTTCGTCGAGGGCGCGGTGGCCAGTGGAATGATTCAGGATCGCGCGCAGCTTTTGTGGGAAACCATTCTGGGTTTCGCCGGGTACGCTTTTAATCGCTCACATTCCGTGGAATATACGCTGATCAGCTGGATCACCATGTGGATCAAGACCTACTACCCCGCTGAGTTCTACGCGGCGGCCATGACGGTGATCGACGACGAAGCCAAGCTCAGCAGCCTGGTGGGCGACGCCCAGGGCAAAAAGCTGCATGTGCTGCCGCCCGACATCAACAAGAGCAGCGGGCGCATCGAGATTGAAGGCGAGGATCGCCTCTACGCGCCGTTTCAGGCCATCAAGGGCGTCAGCTCCAACGTCGCGTCCGCCATCATGAAGTTGCGCGAATTTGCCGGCGGCGCATTCACGGCCGGCGCCGGTGGAGAGGTCACGGGACTGGACCCCAAAATTCAAAAGACGGTGCTGGGTCGCACGGTGGTCAACTCGGCGGTGCGTGAAAAGCTGGACCGGGTCGGCGCGTGCCATACCGTCACGGGGGTTGGTGTCGCATCGACACACCCAAGCCGCCTGAAGGACCGCATCGAGCTGATCCCCGGCTTCACTGTGGACATGGTGCGCCCAGATCGGGAGCTGGCGGTTGACGGGCTTGCCCAGATCAAGATCACCAAGCTGGTTGCCGACATGAGCAGCTGCGCCGGTTGCTCATTGCAAGGGGCACCCCACCCAACGCCCCGCATGGGCGCCCGGCCCAAGTTCATGGTCGTGTTTGACACCCCGACCTGGAAAGAGGAGCGGGCAGGGAAGATGCTGGAGGGCGACAGCGCGGACATCATCAAGGCATGTCTGCGCGGGGTTGGCCTGAATGCCAGTGACGGCTATTACACCAGCCTGGTCAAGTCGGCCAAGCCCAAGGAGCAAAAGACGCTCAGCAACGAGCAGATCAACGGATGCAGCGGCTACCTCAAGCAGGAGATCGACATCCTGAAACCCCCGGTGATCATTGCAATGGGCAGCAATGCGGTGAAGTGGTTCAGCCCAGGCATCAAAGGCAACCCGACCGACCTGGCGGGCAAGGTCATCTACCGGCCAGACATTGACGCATCCATCATCTTCGGGATCAACCCGGGGAGCGTGTATCACGACGCCAGCAAGGTAAAACTTATCGAAGCGGCATTTGAAAAACTCGGACAACTTCTCAGCTAAAGGAAAACCATGAGCGAAGCCACAACCCCTTCCACTCCGATCACGGAAATCATCGTCTTCGTGGACTCCGCGCAGCTGCGCGAAGACCTGAAGTTCGACACCGGCGACATCAATGAAGCCATGCGGACCCACGCCGGGCGCTACAGCGAATACGCCAGCGCAGCGGTGCGCGCACGCAGCCAGTCGGACACCTTCAAGACTCAGTTCGAGGTTATTGAAAGCCTGCTGGACAATCAGCACCGGGCTCGACTGAAGGAGGAAAACCCAAAGACCACCGAGCCCATGATTCGCGCGGCGGTGGTCACGGATGCGCGCTGGCGCCGTGCCAGCAAGAACATGAACGACGCGGCCACCCAGCACCGTTTGGCCGATGCCGCAGAGCATTCGTTCTCGCACCGCAAGGACATGCTGCTGCAAATCGCTCGCAACATGGCCAAGGAGTCCGAGGGTACCCTGCGCGTGACAACGAACCAGGACGCGCGCGAACGCATGCTCAAGGCAATGGCCAACAGCTCAAAAACTGCCGACTGAAAAACAGTCAGGATTGACTTATTTTTCACTACAATGGTGGTGTGGTTGACGGGAAACGGTAGTGCTTCATGCTCGCCGCCGTCAACCCACCAACAACCCTGATTTTCAACCCCAAGGAACATTAAATGTCCGCTCTTCTCGCCCTGCTGAACAAGAAAAAACAAGAAATGGCCGCTTCTCGCCGCAGCCGTACCGCCAAGCTTCCCGACGCTGGCTCGCGCTGGCGCATTCTGGGTTCATGGCGCGGTGCCGACCAGCCCTTCTGGCACGACTTTGGCCAGCACTACGTGAAAGACGCTGCCGGTGCGATGCAGGCCGTCTACGTCTGTACCGAGAAAACTTTCGGCCGCCCCTGTGTCATCTGTGACGCCGTGAAGCAGGCCATTGGTGGGGCCACCGACGAGGGCACCATGAAGCTGGCCGGTGAGGCGAAAAGCGCAGCCCGCGTGCTGGTCAACGCCTTGCAGCTGGACGGCAAAGAGCCGCACAAGGTTGAGATTCTGGAACTGCCACCCACCGTGTTTGAACTGCTCATCGCCATCTGCGCTGAGTGGGAAGAGGCGGGCGAAACGGTGCTGGGTGCATCGGGCAAGGACATCATCATCAACCGCACCGGTACCGGCAAAAACACGAAGTACACCGCTCAGGTCGGCGCAAAGACGACTGCGGTGCCCGCCGGTGTCTGCGACAAGCTGCACGACCTGGACGAGTATGTCGCGCAGGAGTCCACCGAAGCCCAGACCCGTGCCCTGAACTCGGTGCGCGCCATCGCGGGCATGCTTCCTGCTCCCTCCGCATCTGGCCTGCCCTTGGCGGCCCGCGGCGGGATGACCATCGCTGATGATGAAGTCGCGGTTGCTCCTGGCAAAAAGGCCGTGTTTGAAGATGTGCCCGAGATTGTGGATACGCCGGTGCGCCCCTCTGCACGGCCAGCCGTGCTGGCCGAGGACGCCGTCATGAGCGCCCCCAAGCGCGCAACCGCGACGGCACCAAAAGCTGCTCCAGCTGCAGCAGAGGAAGCACCGTGGGTTGCGCCGGCCGCCGCAGTAGCGGCGGGTACGGGCGACCCTGAGCTGGACGCACTGTTGGCCGAACTCGGCTGATCCCAGCGGGTGAACACGAGGGCGGCCTGCGGGTCGCCCTTTTTTATCGAGGGTTCTTATGGCAAAACACATTCTCTTGGTTGACGGCAATTCGATTGCGCACGCCAATCACAACGGAGCAATCCTCAGCGTCGGAGGCTTTCAGGTTCAGGCCATTTTTGGGTTTCTGAAGTCCATGCGGGCGTTGCTGAACGCGACCCCGGGCGACAAGGAGATCATTGTTCTGTGGGACGGAAAGGCGCAGTGGCGTCTGGACCTCTACCCCGAGTACAAGGGCAACCGCGCACCCCGGGATGCCGAGTCCGAAGCCTCAGACCAGGCGCGCAGAAAGCAAATGCCCATTCTGGAAAAAGCGCTTGCCATGCTGGGCATCAAGCAGATTCGCAGCCCGCTGCTGGAGGCCGATGACCTCGCTGGTTACTTCTCGCGCACGCTGGGCCTGACCAAGCAGATCACGCTGGTCTCGGGTGACAAGGATTGGATCACCCTGGTCAGCAAGAACGTGGTGTGGTTCGATCCGATTCGGGACCGCCGCGTGGACCTTGGCAACCTGCTGCCGTTCACAGGCTACTTCACTACCGACGCCTATGTGCAGGGCAAGGCCCTGACCAAGGACGTGTCCGACAACATCTCCGGCATCGACGGATTTGGCGACAAGACTGCCCAACTGTTCTTGGCCAAGTGGCAGGACGTGAACGAGTTCTTCCGCCAGGTGGACGGTGGCGAGTACATCCCGGCTGCCCGCAAAGACAAGAAGGCCAAGACGCCGCACCCCGAGCAGCTGCTGGCTAGCCCAGAAGGCAGGGCGATCTTTCAGCGCAACGTGAAGCTGATGGACCTGCGCCTGTCGCGCGCCCCCGAGCCTGGCGAAGCGCAGATCGAGCGCGGCGCCGTCAACCAGGCGGGCTTCTTCCAACTTTGCGAGCGCCTGGCGTTCGCATCCATTTTGCGCGACCGACGCCAGTTCATGGCGTCATTTGGCATCGACCTCAGTCCCGAGTTCGAGCCTGTGTAAAACCCCGGGCCAGTATTGAGCCCACAACAACCTGAAAGAAAAAAATGGCATTTGACGCAGAAAAACTTGGTCGTGAATTGATGGCGGCCGTTGGCGAGAACGACGCCGAAACCGAACCCACCATGTGGATCGACACCGGCTACCTGCCGCTGAACAAGATCATCAGTGGTGACCCCGCCAAGGGCCTGCCTGGTGGCCGCATGATCGAGATTGCCGGCCCCAGTGCCTCGGGCAAGACCCTGCTGGCCACCATGGCGATGATCGCGGCTCAGAAGGCCGGCGGCATCGCCATCTTCATCGACTGGGAAGTCGCCTTCAACAAGACCTTTGCTGAGCAGCTGGGCCTGAACACGGCGTTCCCGTACTTCATCTACAAGCGCGCCGAAACCTGGGAGGAGGGCAACATGATGGCGATGAAGACAGCCGAGGCGCTGCGCTCGAAGAAACTGATCCCGGATGATGCACCCATCATGGCGGTGTTTGACTCGATCGCCGCTGCGGTCCCCAAGTCCATGATGTACGACAGCAAGGGTGCGCGCCGCGAGATTGACGAGTACACCATGAACGACACCACCGCTCTGGCGCGCGTGACCTCGACCACCTTGAAGTCCATCAACCAGTATGTGGGTCGGTTCAATATGACGGCGATCTACCTGAACCAGATTCGCACCAAGCCTGGTGTGGTCTACGGCGACCCGCGCACAACCCCGGGCGGTGGCGCAATGGAGTTCTACGCTTCGTGCCGCCTGTTCACGGGTCGCAAGAAAATCTTCGATGGCACCGGCTCTGACAAAGAGTTCACCGGCTCTCTGATCGGCATGGAGACCGTGAAGAACAAGCTCACGCGCCCCTTCCAGAACGTCGATCTGCGCCTGATGTACGACGATGCTGGTCGTGCCGTGTTTGACTTCACCACCGGCTACATCGAAGAGCTGGTGGCGGCCAAGAAGCTGGAAGAAAAGGCGGGGCGTATCACCTGGGATGGCAAGACTTACTTCAAAACGGTCCTGTCAAAGAAGCTGACCGACGAAGGCAAGCTGCCCGAGCTGGTCGCCATGTACTTGGCGAAGTAAGCGGGGGCAGTCTCCCTATGATGGGTTGATGCAACTCAAATTCGGATACCCCAGACGGGGTCTGTCAGGCCAGTTCAACACCTTCAGGCTGGGTGCCCGCGCTGCTGAAAAGTACGCACCGGGCGCCCAGGTGGAGCTGGTTGATTCGCGCAGCGAGAAGCTGCTGGTGCGCGCCACCGTGACGACGATTCACGTCGGGACGCTCACCGAAATGGCGCAGCTGCACGCGCACCTGGCCCACAACTGGCGGGACCACCCCACCCTTGAGCAGCCAGCGCTGCTGATTGCCAGTATGAAAAAGAGGTACCCTCCTAACCGGGTGCTCGACACTTCAATTGTCACTGTGATTTACCTCAACGAAAGCACACCATGAGCGAACCAGAATTGCACGCCACCGACGACCCTTGCCCAGGCTGTCTGCCCGGGGGATTCTGTCGCACCTTCAGTTGTGGACGATTGAAAGCGCTACAGGTCGGGTCCACGCCGACACAGTCAGTCAGTAGTGACACCCTAACGCCACGCCCTCTGAAGGACCATGAGATTGCCAAGTTCGTCAACACGCTTGTGCTTGTTGCCGTTAGCTACCGCGAAAGCCAGCAGCTTCGGTGCCAGCTTAGGCATGTCGTCCTGGGCACCCTCACCAGTCATCACCTGAAAGCCAAGCCATGACCATCTACGGACTCAACGACAACTGCAAGTCGCACTGGTTTCCCGCCAGCGTTCTGCCTACGAGGCCAGGTTACTACGAGGTGGGTCACGCCGCGCAAGGTGCCCCAGCCCCTCGCTCCAAGATGCGCCTTATCGGCAAGACACGCTACTTCGACGGTGGCGTCTGGCTCACAGGCAACGACAAGTGGGACGGCCCCACCATATTTGGCCAGCACGCCAGCCATCAGTGGCGCGGCCTGGATGAGAGCGCATACAGAAAACACAAGGGTCGCGCGGACAACGCGCGTCTTCTCAATGCCACCAGCAAAGGACCAGCCTGACCATGAGCAAGCCTCTGCAAACCCAACACCCCATACTGATGGTTCCGCATGTGCTCTCCTTCAGCGTGGTGCTCTGCACCAACGGTGTGCAGCCGCTTCTCTCTGCCGAAACGATACGAAGTGCCATCATTGCCGCCTGCCCGCCCGGCACCGGGGTTGGTCCGATCACCTGTAACAGCCACGGTGTCTACGAGGGCGATCAGGGCGCAAAAAGGAATCCCCAATGATTGCCAGACTTCTTGCGTCCACAGAGCAGGCGGACTCGCCACCGCCTCAAATTCCTGTCTCAATTATTGACATGGAGCGAGGCAAAGGAACTTTTGACATGAGCCTGCCGATGCAAGACCCATGTCCCGCCTGTGGCGCCTTTCGCATGCGCGTGGGTGACTATGCCTGCTGGGGCACCTGCTTCATCTGTGCGGAGAAACCATGAGCGAAACCCGAGTCAGCGAGCCCAAGATGGACGGCGCGACACGGGTTCGCAAGGTTACGCGCAACCGCAAGAACTATGGCCAGATCGTCTACTACCCCGGCAAGATTTCGGTGTACTGGACCCAGCGCCGCATGGATGAATACCACCGCCTCACAGACGGCTGGCTGGTGGAGGCAGACACCATTGCTGCCGTCAAGCTCTACGGGGTGACGCATGTGGGCCTGCTGGTTGAGACGGGCGAAAAGCTGTTGACGCCAGTAAGCACCTTCGGGCCGACCGGCATCGTGGCGGGTGCTGTCAAGAAGCCCTCCAATACCTATGTGGACCCGTGGGGACGCCGGGGCGCCATGTGCTGGCATGTGCCCAAGTCCTTCTGGGCCAGCGCAGCGCCTGATTTGCACACGCAAACTGAAAACCTGCTTGAACGCATGCACATCAAGCGGGACCGTAGCAAGAAGACGGTCGCCGAATCACTTCCAAAGTAACCAAAAGGAATCCCCATGCTGGGTCTGTATCTCGCCATCATCGCTGCCGTTCTCTTCGCTTCCCTTGTCTGGTTCCAGGAGCGCGCACTCTATGCAATCTGGATGACGCCGCTCTACATCGTTTTGATCGGCCTTGCCTGGGCTGCGGGTATTCTTTTGACGATCCTGGCGACCATCACGTTCCTGAGCTACACGCCGATGCGCGTCGAGGAAATCTAATGAGCCGCAAGCTGATCTCCAGTGACGAGGGTGTCGAGTCTGAAACTCAGCACACCAAGGCCTGTAGCGACTGCCCCTGGCGCCGCGACTCGCTGCCCGGCTGGCTGGGTGGTCTCAGTGTTGAAGAGTGGCTGCACCGCGCCCACACCGACACCTATGTGCCGTGCCATGTGGTCACCAATCAGCAATGTGCCGGCCTTGCCATATACCGGCGCAATACCTGCAAG